GTCTGGTTTAGAGGGTTCTATGCTAGGCCACAACATCGCTATGATGGCTAACAAAAGATTCAGCAAACCACAGGAGCCACGAGGTTATCTATCTCTGTCTTCTATCGGTACACCATGCAAGAGAAAGTTATGGTACAAAGTCAACACACCTGCAGAGGGTAAGCCACTAGAGTCTAACGCACTGTTCAAGTTCTTTTATGGTGACATGATTGAGGAACTAGCACTGACCATTGCAATGGCTGCAGGGCATGATGTTAAAGGACAACAAGATCGTCTGAATGTACATGGTATCAAAGGACATCGTGATGCAGTGATTGACGGTATGACTATTGATGTCAAGTCTTGTAGTCCATACGCATTCAAGAAGTTCAAGGAAGGAAACCTACGACAAGACGATCCATTCGGTTACATCAGTCAGCTATCTAGTTATGTGTATGCAGGGCAAGATGATGACAAGGTAACAGATAAAACACACGGCGCATTCTTAGCGATAGATAAACAGAACGGACACATGTGCCTAGATGTTTATGACTTCACAGAGGAACTCAGAACCAAAGAGCAAGAGATGCTAGAGGCTAAAGAACTTGTCGCAGGTGACATACCTGATCAACGACAGAGTAAAGTTCCACAGTCCAAGTCGAGTCCCAATAGCAAGCTGCCTATGATGTGTAGCTACTGTGAGTTTAAGAAGCAGTGTTGGCCTGAAGCACGTAAGTTTATTTACAGCACTGGCCCTGTCTACTTAGTTGATGTACGCTCAGAACCTAAAGTTCCAGAGGTATCTATGGATGAAGATTAAGGTAAGACAGAGAGCACTGAGGGCAGGTTACCGTTCAGGTCTTGAGCAAGATACTGCTAAGTTCTTAAAGAAGAAAGGTGTGAAGTTCACTTATGAAGAGTTCAAGATTAAGTGGGTTGATCCTAAGACTAAGACATACACACCTGACTTCGTACTAGAGAACGGTATCATAATCGAAACCAAGGGACGGTTCATTTCTCCAGATCGTGCTAAACACTTAGCTGTACGTGATCAGTATCCTGACTTAGATATACGGTTTGTCTTTACAAATAGTAAAGCTAGACTATATAAAGGTAGCAAGACTACCTACGGTATGTGGTGCGACAAACACGGATTTAAATATGCAGACAGGTTGATACCTGATGCTTGGTTAAAGGAACCTAGTAAATGAAACTCATACTACACAAGGTGTTGCAAGAACCATTTGAACATCCTGAGTACGCAGATGAAAACGGTAACAATCCTTACTGTGTTGTCTACTTATCAGAGTACAATGGTGCAGTAGAAGAAACAGAAATGCTATACGATACTTTCGACGAGGCATACGAAGAAGCTAAGAAAGTATCACAATCTATAGAGGGTGTTGTTATCCGTAACAATAGTATGTACGATGCTTAAAAAGAAGAAGACTGTATTGGTATTCACGTGTGCTCACGCTGATCCAAGTACGCCTAACGACAGGTTCAGTTGGCTAGGTGCATTCATATACGATCTGAAACCAGACTACGTTGTGGACTTAGGTGACGGTGCTGATCTTAAATCACTCAACAGTTTCGATACACGATACCCACAGGCTATTGTATCACAGAACTACGGTAGAGATATTGAGTGTTACAACGATGCACAAGAAAGACTACGGTGGAAGTTCAGACATCATAAACGTAAACGTCCCTTCTGGATAGGACTTGAGGGTAACCATGAAAATAGAATCAAAAAAGCTGTCGCCCACGACCCAAGACTACAGGGAGAAAAGTACGGGATTTCCTTCAGCCATCTTCAAACGAAGCACTGGTTCGACGAGTACCATGAGTACCACAATTCGGCCCCCAGTATCGCTGATTACGATGGCGTATCTTACGCTCACTTCTTTGGTGCTGGGAATTATGGGACACCTGTCTCTGGTGTTCATCATGCTTACACCCTACTACAAAACAGGAACCATAGTTCTACTTGTGGTCACAGTCATAAACGTAGTATTTATTTTAAAGATACTGCACATCCTAATTCGATTATCGGGCTTGTGGCGGGATGCTTCAAGGGAAGCGAGGAAACGTGGGCAGGACAATCTAATAATGAGTGGTGGAAAGGTGTTGTAGTTAAACGTGAGTTAGAGAACGGTGTCTACGAGCCTGAGTTTGTATCACTCGAAACCATCAAACGGCAGTATGGGAGCGGATGATGTTTGATTACAGAGGACAACTTGAATTGTTAGTTGATAGTTATGGACTCACTAAACTCTTAGAGATGAATGACATCACTGAGAATGTAGTCCTTGAAATGTTAGTTGAACGTGGTGACATAGACTTGTCAGATTATTTCTACAACGACATGCCTATTGATGTGTTAGAAGAGGATGAAGAGTATGATCAATGAGAGTGACATAGAAGCATTCGAGTATTACAACGAGGATGTAGACATCACTATGAACTACTACCAACGACAAGCTGCTAAGACTGCAGTATACAAACAAGAACATGCAGTGATCTACCCTGCCCTTGGTCTTGCAGCAGAAGCAGGTGAGGTAGCAAACAAAGTAAAGAAGATTATGCGTGACGGTACATTTAATCGTCAGGCTATTGCAGATGAGGTGGGTGATTGCCTCTGGTACATTGCAGCATTGTGTCGTGACTTGAACGTGGACATGTCAGACCTAGCTACAGCTAACCTAGAAAAATTACATGATCGTAAGAAACGTGGTGTCATACAAGGTAGTGGAGATAAAAGATGACTGAACAATACGGACCAACAATAGCAATCTCAGAAGAGATTCATGCCATGAAATACCGTGGCAAAGGAGAAACATTTCGTGAGGCTATGACACGAGTAGCTGAAGCACTGAAGGACACTGAGTCACACTTCAATAACTTCCGTAACATTCTCTACAACCAACGCTTCCTACCTGCAGGACGTGTGCAATCTGCAATGGGCGCACCTCGTCGTGTAACACCATACAACTGCTTTGTGTCTATGACTATCGAAGACAGTATGGACGGTATCATGGAAGCTGCTCGTCGTGCTGCAGAGACTATGCGTCTAGGTGGTGGCATTGGCTATGACTTCTCAACACTACGTCCACGTGGTACGTTGATCAAGTCACTGGACTCTAAGTCCTCTGGCCCTCTGTCCTTCATGGAAATATTCAATGCAGTGTGTAAGACTATATCATCTGCAGGTCACAGACGTGGAGCACAGATGGGTGTGTTACGTGTAGACCACCCTGACATTGAAGAGTTCATCCGTGCTAAGAACAACAGTGATAACCTCACACAGTTCAACATCTCTGTAGGTGTGACTGATGAATTTATGACTGCAGTAAAAGATGATCTAGACTTCGATCTACAATTTGATGGACGTGTCTACAAAACTGTGAGTGCTCGTGCTCTATGGGATGACATACTACGAAGCACATGGGATTGGGCAGAACCTGGTATCTTGTTTATTGATCGTATCAATAGAAAGAACAACTTATGGTACGCAGAGAAGATTGCAGCTACTAACCCATGTGGTGAGCAACCACTACCACCTAACGGTGCATGTCTACTAGGCTCGTTTAACTTAACCAAGTACATAGTAGAACATGATGGTAAGTATGTCTTCAACACAAACCAACTACGTAACGACATACCTCATGTTGTCCGTGCTATGGATAATGTAGTTGATCGTGCAGTGTATCCATTAAAAGAACAGGAGCAAGAAGCTAAGAGTAAACGTCGAATGGGCCTTGGTGTTACTGGTGTAGCAAATGCTATTGAAGCACTAGGGTTTGAGTATGGTACTGAACGATTCCTACAAACCCTTGAAGAAATCATGGGAGTAATTAGGGATGTCGCTTATCGCACTTCTGTCGAGTTGGCTATTGAGAAGGGACCGTTCCCTCTCTTTACTCAAGCTTATCTTGAGAGTGACTTTGCTAAGTCTTTACCTAGTGATATTCGTAATCTCATTAGCGATCACGGTATTCGTAACAGCCATCTGCTTTCTGTTGCTCCAACAGGAACTA